GCCGAAGCTGGTTTTGTTGCACGGCGCGGGGTTTCATCCTCGTCAACCGGTTCTGCCCTTTTCCGAGGCGGCGTGTCTTCCTCATAGCTCCCGTCTTCGGTTTCGAAGTATTCGGGGAATCGTTTGCGCATTGTTTTGTCGATGGTTCGAAAGTACTCCTCCGAACCAACATAATCCGCACCATATTCGCGCTGTAGCTTTTTGTCAAGCCCCATCGCCATCATGCTCATTTCTTCATAACCGGGCTGACCAAACCAGTTCTTATTGGCGTCCACCCACGCCTTAGTGCGGGGGGTCATATTGGAGCCGGAATCAGCCGCTGCCGGAGCGGGGGTGTACTCCTTCTCCTCAATCGGGCGCATTTGCTCGGCCTGCTGCATCCGCAACGTCGCCCGCGCAATCTCTTCCTGTGCGGAGACCATCGCGTCCGGATCAGCGGACTCATAGGCGTCTTTGTACTTCTTCTTGGCAACCTCCAGCGCGCTGGTCGCGGCGGATTTGGACTGCTCAATTAGTACGTGACTGCCGCTGGCAAGCTGCTTCTGAAGCTTTTTATTCTCTTCGTAGACCTGCTTGGCAAACTGCTCAGCCGCCTCGCGTTCGCGCAGGGCTGCTTCTTTGGCCCGGCGCTCATCGTGGTAACCACGAGTGAACTTCTTGATCCGGGCCTGAACTTTTTCGTCATAGGACGCTAGTTCCTCGTCAGTGGGGTCTTCCGGCGGAGGCGCGGCTTTACGGCCACGGTCCTCAATCGGGGTATCGTCTTCGATTTCAATTTGGAAATCGTCGTCTTTTTTCTCTGCGGCTTTCTCTTTTTCTCTGGCTTCTTTCTCGTCAGGAAATTCGAACTCTTCGCCTTCAAACTTCGGCAACGGCATAATTACTCCTTAAGCAGCGCGGCTAATGCCACGCGGGTCTTCCACAACAGCCTCAACCGAGTCATCGTTGATGATCCGGAACTCTCGGCCATGAATCTTCAGACGGGTGCCTGAATTGGGGCGGACGATGACAAAGTCACCTTCCTTGCAGCTAGGACCGCTAGGGAAGCGGGTAGCGTCTTTGTAGGCATCGGGGCCAACCTTCACCACAAACAACACGGGAGTCAGGACCTCCTCGTAGTGCATGGTCTTAGCGTCCTTGATCAGTCCTACCTCACTGTCCTGATATTCCTCCATCGCCTCGGGCACCACGCAGAGCAGGTGAAAGGTCTTGGGGATAGGGAGCTGTTTAGCCTTCTCTTCAGCAGGCTTGTTCAGCAGGGAGGACAGGTCAATTGCCTGCAAATCAAACTCAGTCGTCATCTTTTTCCAATCGTTGCACAAGGTCGTTGATAAGTTGATCTGCGGTGTTCAGACCTCGGATGATCCCGCAGACGTGCCGATACTCCGCGTGGTTCTCTGCCCGGCCTGCCGCCAAGAAGTCGGCCTGTGAGGCTTTCTCCTTAGCAAGCTCCTTAGCGAGATACGCGAGTAGTTTGCTCTCGTTCAATCATTCCCCCTCTTGGGCTTGTTGCTAGGCTGTTTAGATTGCGCCGCCCGTTGCGCTGCTTGCATGGCCATCTGTGCGCGGTGTTTGGCCGCGTCGATGCCCAATCGTGCCCCTTCCGTCTCTTGCTGACGTTGTGCTTTGTCTCTCTGCGCAGCAGCGTTAGCAGCCATCTGCATTGCCGCGATCTCTTTCTGCGCCTCGATCCGCGCCTTCTCAATCTCAAGCTGGTCAGCTTTGGCAGCGGCCTCAACCTGTTGCTTCTGCGCCTTGAGCTGCAAGTCCTGTTGTTTGAGCTGCAACTCCTGCATCTGCATCTGGACCACGGGGTCCTGCATCTGCTGCTGCGCCGCCTGCTGCTGAGCCTGCTGGGTATCACGCTGAGTAATCTGCGCACTGGCCTGCGCCGCCGCAACGGCAATCTGGTCGGCCATCTCCGGGGGCACCTTCTTGTTCTGCTCCTCGCTCGGCAGCACGCCAATCTGCTCCTCCACCTGACGGCGGTACTCCAGCGCAACGTGCTCATTGATGTGCGCCATGGCTGCGGCCATGATCATCTGAGCCTGCGGGTTCATCTGCATGAGCTGCTGAATCTTCGGATTCTGGATAGCAGCCATGTGCGTCTGGATGTGCGCTTGGTGGTTCTGCTCAATGAACGCCTTGACGGGCTTCATCGTCAGCAAGTTCTGGTTCTCCTTCACTGGGTCCGTGGGCACCATGTCGTCTTCAATCGGCACCAGCTTGGTGGCATTCTTGATGCCCAGTACCTCGATCATCTGGCGGTGCAGCAAGGGCAAGTCATAGAGCTGCGGAGCAGTCTGCGCCAACTGGAGTGCAGCTTGGTACTGCACAATCTTCTGCGCCATCGTCGCTGCGTTCGGATCGCTGACCGGGATCACCTCCACGGTGTCGTAGTCAGACCGCTTGGCCCGGGGGCTACCTTCCTCCGGCTCGTAGCTGTAGTCCTCTGCGGTGTAGTCGGCGATGATGGTCTTGAGGAGCTTGAACTCCTGCTTCATCGTGTAATGCATCCGCGCTTGAACTGCACCCATCACCTTCAACGTACGCTCCAAGAGGGCCAGCGTCGTGCCCACCGGAGCCTGAGCGGACATGTCGCTCACACTCATATCGCCAGCGGATGCAAACGAACGCCCCTCCTGCACGATCTGCTGGAACAGGGTGTACAAAGTCTGACTAGGCTCCTTGTACGGCAGGGGCAGGATGTTGTCGCGGATCGACCCTGACGGGACATCTACGTCGCGGAACTCTCCCGGTGCGATGGGGGTGTCATCCCCCTTGATGCGAAGACCCCGCGATTTGAGACCACCGGGGAGGTTAGACAAAGTGCCAGCGTCAACAAGCTGGCGGATAAGCATGGTCGCACTCTTGGCGTAGCCACCGATGAGGTGGATGAGCCCATAGCCATAGAAGCCAAACCCGGGAATGTACTGGTAATGTACGAAGTGTTGTCGCTTGAGGTGGAGTTCGTCGCCTTCATACCAATTCCTGCGAATCGACAAAATTTTGCGGGTGCCCTTCTCAACAGTCACCACATACGGCAGGGCAATCTCAGTCTCATCACCCTTCTTGTTCTTGTGCTCGTAGCCCTTGAGGTTCAGGTCAACGTGCATCTCAAGCATCCGGAACCGATCATCGTCGATGGCGCTCATGCCCATCTCTTCGGCCTTCTGCTTCTCGATGTCATCTAGCTGGTACGACGGCTCGCCCAATTCAACGTCGCGGTAAAACCCAGCCTCTTGGAGCTTGCGCACTTCGTTGGGGGTCTTGCGCATCACATGAGTAACACGCTCGGCAGTCTCCAAGTTACTCGCGCCGTAGGGAACAACGATGTCCTCAGCGGGGATGAACACCGCCATCTGACGGCCCTTGCTCGGGTCGTAGTAGACCTTCTTGAACGCACTGCCCGCGATGGGCAAGTTCCACAGCATCTTCTCGTGCTCGGGGCGGTACTCGTACATCACCTCAGTGAGCTGGTAGTTCATGTCCGCCCGCACGCGCATGGCGGCTTCTTCCTTCTCCGGGGTGTCCTTGCCAATGATCACCGTCTTCACAGGACCCGCCGCCGGGAACGTCTCAGTGATGCCTTCGCTCTGGAACCGCACCACAGACTCCGTCAGCATCGGATGGAACACGCCACACGCCCCATCCCACGGCTCAGTGCGCTCCTCATACTTGAGCCCGAGCAGCTTCAGACCGTCTACATACGTCTGCATCCACTCCTTGCGGTCGTTGATGTCCTTGTCAAAATCCTCGACCAGCTCCTCCCCGAGAGACTGGAGCGCGCTGTCGTCCATGTACTCGGCGAGGTTTGCATCAAAATCTTTGCTGGTCTCCTTCTGGGGCATGAGGTCGATCTCCATATCCCCCATCCCAATCCGCACCGCCTCCGGGTCTTCAATCTCAATCTCCACGTCCGGCTCCATTTCCAGAGCATCAAGCCCCAAAGGAGCCGCGTAGAGAGACTTATCAACTGAGCTGGTAGCCATAGAGATTCCTTAAACCGTGTAGAGCCGCTCTCTGCGCGGGCTCTTGAACCATTGAACTTCTTCCGGCTCATCAGACGGCAGCCGGATGAACCCACCTTGTCTGAACCGCATCAGCGCCTGTGTCGTGGAGTCCACCAAGTCGTCGTTCGTCCCGCTTGGGAAGTCGTTGCACTCCTCGATGACCTCTCGCGCCCAACGCCGGTCAGGTGCCCACACCATCCCTGACGAGAACATGTCTGAGACGGAGTTAACCCGGCTGATCTTATCCTGCCCCTTGCCCGGAGTAAATTCTCCAACAGGCACCCCCATGCGCCTAAGCTCTTGATACAGCGCCGCGCCGTTGGACTTTTTCTCCACCACAAACGCATCAGGCTCCCACTCCTTGTACTCCTCAAGCACCATCTTCTTGAGGTCGGGGAACTCCAAGCGCCGCTTTATGGAGTTGAGCAAAATGATGTTGTACGCCTTGGTCTCTTCATTAAAGAATACTCCCCAAGTCGTCAAAGCGTTGTAGTCAGACCTGTTGTTCGCTTCCTGCGCCGCGTCGAGGGACATGATCGTGAACTCGCATTGGGGAGGGGTATCCTTTTCCCAAATCTGCCACCACTCCCGCTTGATGAGCGCGCCCTCCTCGGACACGGGGTTTTGCATGTACTGCGCTTCCCAGTAGCGCACGTCCATCCCAGCCTTCTTGGCCAGCAACTCCTCGATCCCCCAGAACTCAGGCCACAGCGGCTTGTCGTTCAAAATGGCAGGGAACTCCATCACCTCCCACGGCTCAACGCCCTCTTCGCGGGCCATCTGGTTCAAAATCTGACCAGTCAGGTCCAACTTCGACCATCTTGTCATCACCACGATGATGGCCCCGCCCGGCATCAGACGCTGGATAGGCCCAGACTGAAACCACTCCCACGCAGGCAGGAAAACATCTGCCTTACCCAGCTTGGCATCCTGCTCAGAGTGCGGGTCGTCGATGATAAACAGGTCTGCGCCCCGGCCAGCAAGCGCGCCGCCCACACCGATGGCGAAATACTCACCTTGAAAGTTGGTTCCCCAGCGCGATGCTGACTTTGAGTCCGCTTGCAGCTCGACTTGAGGGAAGATGTCCTTATAAGTGTCCGATCCGACCAGATTTCGCACCCGCCGACCGAAGTTCACCGCCAAATCGGCGGTGTGAGAGGCCATGATGACCTTTTTATGGGGGAATTTACCCAAAAACCACGCTGGAGCGAGGTACGAGATGAGTTCTGACTTGCCATGGCGGGGTGCGATGTTCACGATCACCCGTTTTTTACGCCCGGCAGCGATATCTTCAAACAATTTAGCCAATCTACGGTGGTGCGGACCGACTTTGTAGCCCGGATAGACGTGATCGGCAAAGGACAGGAGGCTATCCCTACCCAAAATCTGTGCGGACTCTGCGTCCCACGCTTTTAGAAGCTCTAACGTGCGCTTTTTGTCCTCCAACGACATAGTTGGCAGGAGGTTTTTTAGCGTTTGTATCTGTTCAGAAGTTATTTTCATCACCGGAAGGGACGTCAATAACCCTTGTTTGGACATTTACAGTGCGTTTTTCTAGTTTTTCGAGTGTTTCCAGCAATTCTTTTTCTACTTCTTCAATAGATTGCTGTTTAACAGTCATCTCAGACCGTTTCTTAAACGCATCAACTCCATCAATCTCACCCAATTTTGATAGAGCAGCGACCCGCACCTTGGGGTCTTTAGCGTTTTCTACCTCGGCAACGAGCTTGTTGACCACGTACATCTTCAGGTCAGACAACTCCTCCACGATAGACACGTTCATCTGCGCCACCATACCCGCAAGCATGGCCAGAGTTTCGTTGGGGTACTTTGAGTAATCGGGGCGGTACTGTGGGTTAGCCATCATTTCCCGCGCTAAGACCTTGGCTTGGTCTGCGTTTTCTTCAGTAGGAACGAGTTCTTGCCCCGTCAGGTCAGACATCAGCTTAATGACGTTGGCCCGCATCTGCAATTCCTGCTCAGCCGACAAGCTGGGAAATGCCTCTCTCGCGTTGTCCGGCAGGGGGATGTTGTCCTCGATGGGCGGCACCAATGTCGTCATGTCAGCGAAGAGTACTCCGTTGTTGGTTGCGGTGGCTGGATTCGCACCAGCGGTCTTTTGGTTATGGGCCAAACGAGATCCTACTTCTCCACACCGCTGCGTAAATTTACCATAAAAATATATCTTTGCAACAAGGGGAGGTTGG